ATGAAGGACTACGCCCAACTGCAGAAGGTGCTGGGCGGGTTTTTGCAGTGAATCCGGGCGAGCTGCCCGCCCTCGTGGTGGAACTCGCTCTCTACACCCACTGGCCTCGATCCGAACTGCTCGCCCTGGAGGTGAGTGAGTTGGTCGAGGCCTTGTCATTGGCGCGGCGCTTGTCTGCCTCGCCGTCTTCCTGAGGTTTCCCCATGGCCACAGCGCATCCCGTTCAAATCAGCATCGGTGCCACGCTGGCCGCCTCGCTCGGGTCGGCGGTGCGCGGAGCCCAGGCCCAGCTGACCCAGCTGGGCTCCACAATGGCCGAACTGGGCAACAAGCAGTCCGGTATCAAGCAGCTGGAGACCTTGCGCACCCAGGCCAAGGATGCGGCGCTGGCCATGCGTGCTGCCCAGCAGAAAATCTCTGGCCTGGAAGCGAACATTGCTGGCCAGGATGGTGGTGCCACAACCAAGCAGGCCCGCGAACTCGAACGTGCCCGTGCAGCGGCGGCTCGGGCTGAGGATGCCTACCGTCGCCAGCGCTCGGCCGTCGATGAACTCTCGGGATCGCTGCAGCGCGCGGGCGTCAATACCCGTGCAATGGGCGCCGAGTCCGCGCGGCTGGGCAGCCAGTTGGAGACGTTGCGCACCCGCACTGAAGCCCTGACCCGTGCCCAGCAAGCACAGGCCCGGAATCTGGAGAACCGCAGCGCCTACCGCGCCCAAATGATGGATGCGGTGGCCCTGGGCGGCGCGCTCTATGGCCTGGTGCAACCAGCGGTGCAGTTCGAATCGGTGATGGCCGACGTCAAGAAGGTGGTCAACTTCGACACGCCGGATCAGTTCGGGCAGATGAGCAAAGATGTGCTCTTGATGTCGACCCGCATCCCGATGGCCGCTGACGGCATCGGCGCCATCGTCGCGGCTGCCGGTCAGGCCGGCATCGCCCGCGAGGAGTTGCTGCGCTTTGCCGAGGACGCCGCCAAGATGGGCGTGGCCTTCGATCTCTCGGGCCAGCAGGCAGGCGCGGCAATGACGGGCCTGCGCTCGATCTTCGGACTCACCCAGGACGAGGTGGTGAAGCTCGGGGACGCCATCAACCACCTGTCCAACAATATGGATGCCAAGGCATCCGATCTTTTGAACATCGCCAACCGGGCGGGATCGACGGCGAAGCTATTTGGACTGTCCGGTGCGCAGTTGAATGCCCTGGGCGCGACCTTCCTGGCGCTCAAGACGCCGCCCGAGGTGGCGGCCACCGGCATCAATGCCTTGCTGATGAAGCTGGCAACCGCCGACAAGCAGAACGAGAAGTTCCAGCAAGGCTTACAGGACATCGGGCTGTCCGCTGAGGTCATGAAGAAGATGATTCAGCGCGATGCCCAGGGCGCGCTCACCACCTTCCTACAGCAAGTCAAGAAGGCCCCAGACCTGATGGGCACCCTGTCGGATTTGTTCGGCATGGAGTACGCCGACGACATCGCCAAGCTGGTGGGATCGATGGAGACCTACGAGAAGGCGGTGGGCCTGGTCGCCGATCAGACGGCCTATGCGGGCTCGATGCAAAAGGAGTACGAGGCGCGCTCGGCCACCACCGCCAACAACCTGCAGCTCTTGAAGAACCAGATGAGCCGGCTCGGTATCACAGTGGGCAATGCGCTGCTGCCGGCCTTGAACAGCCTGGTGGGCGCGCTGATGGGGCCTATCGACAGTCTGGCTAATCTGTCCGAACGCTTTCCCATCGTCACCCAGGTGGTGGTGGGCACGGTCGGTGCCGCGTTGGGTTTGAAGGTGGCCACCATCGGACTGGGTTACGCCTGGACCTTCGTGAAGGGGCCGATCCTCGGTGCCCAGGTAGCGTTTCAGTCGGCGCGGGCCGGTCTGGCGTTGCTGCAAGTGCAGGCGGCAGCCACCGGAACCAGTGCCGGCATTTTGTCGGTCGCCTGGACCCGCATTCAGACTGGGGCCCTGGGCCTGATCGCCCCGATTAAGTCGGCGGCGCTGGCCTTCTGGGCAATGCTACCGGCGATTGGCGCGACCACAGTAGCGCTCTTGGCCAACCCGATCACCTGGATTGTGGTCGGGATCGGTGCCGCCGTTGCCGGTCTGGCGCTGGTGATCCGCAAATACTGGGACCCCATCGCTGCCTATGTGGGGGGCGTGTTCGAGGGCATTCGCGCAGGCGTCCAGCCAGTGATCACCAGCTTGACCACAGCACTGGCACCGCTGGCACCCATTGGGACTGTGATCGCCAACGTCTTCGGTTTCATCGCTGATGCGGTCAGTGGCCTGGTCGGCTGGTTCGGTGATCTGCTGGCCCCGGTCACCCTGTCCAAGGATGAATTCGACAGCCTCTCGGCGTCAGGTCAGTCCCTCGGGTCGGTGATCGGCAGCGTATTGAGCACGGCTTTCACGGTGCTGACCTTGCCGATCCGGGCAGTGGGCACCTTGGTGGGCTGGGTCATCGAGGGCTTTACCGCCTTGGTGTCGTTTTCACCGTTGCAACTCATCAGTGCAGCCTGGCAGCCGGTGGCGGATTTCATGACCGGTCTCTGGTCAGGTATCACTGCAACCGTCGGGCAAGCCATCGACTGGATCGCGGGCAAGATCGGCTTCGGTGTGAATGCCGGCAAACAGGTCGGCGACTGGTTCGGCTCGCTCTTCGGTGGAGAGAAGCCTGTCGCATCCACGACCACCGTGGCAGCCACCCCGCGCCCGGCAGCGGTAGGCAGTACGGCCTCGTTGACTGCGCCACGCCTCTCCGTGGGGGCGGCTCCGGTGTCCATCTCGCCGATGTCAGCGGGTAACCCGCCCGTGACAAGCGCCAGACCGTTGTCGATGCCGGCTCAACCGCTGGCTCCGCGCGGGAATACCAGTGTCTCGCTGTCCGCTCCGATCACGGTCAATGCCCCGCCCGGAATGGATGCGCGCGAGATCGCCGCACTCATCGAGTCGCGCCTGCGTGCGCTGATGCGCGAGACCAACCGCAGTCCGGCTGCGGCGATGTACGACTAATTTTTCTGTTGGGAGGTGTGCCATGGCCGAACGAGTGATGTTGGGTCTGGGCGAGTTTCGCTTTGAAATCGCCACGCTCGCTTACCAGAAGTTTTCCCTCAGCCAGTCTTGGCGCTGGCAGGAGCAGGCGCGTATCCACCGCGATCCTGCGCTGCAGTTCGTCGGACGCAACATTGGCGAGATCGAACTCGATGGCGTGATTTACCCGAGCTTCAAAGGCGGCCTCGCCCAGGTCGAAGCGATGCGGGCGCTGGCCGATGTCGGCAAACCGCTGCAGCTGGTCGATGGCCTGGGGCGGATTTGGGGTGCCTGGGTGATCACGGAGATCAGCGACACCCGCACCGTGTTCACCGATGACGGCCAGCCGAGGAAGCTGGAGTTTCGGGTCAAGCTCAAGGCCTATGGGGAAGATGACCTCGGGCAGGCCACGATCAACCCAGCAACTCGCGCCGCATCGGCGATGGCTTCGGTGACGTCCGTGACTGAAGCCACGGCCAAGCTGGAGGCGCTGACTACTGCAGCCGAGGCCCTGCCTGAGATCACGCCGGCGATGACGCCGACCGCGCTGCAGTCCGCGATATCGGCCACCCAAGAGGTGGTCGCTGAAGTCACCCAGACCGTTGCCGGCATGGCCAACGAAGTTTCTGGTGCGATCAACGGGGCCGTCGGGGAACTGCGGCAAGCGGTGCTGGATGCGATCCCGCCGCAGGCCTTGCAAGCGGTACGCGATGTGCAGGACGCCGTGGGCGAGATCATGGCGCTACGCCAAAGCGTGCAAGCCACGGTCGCTGGCGTCAAGAACCTCCCCGCCGCCTTGAAGCGTGATGTCGCAGGCATCGATGGCGCGCTGCAACTGGCCAGTTTCCGAATCAAATCCTCTGGCGACGTGCTGCGCGATACGCAGATGACCCTGTCCACCATCGCCCGCCTGGGCGACGCAGCCACCACCCGCGCCCAGCAGGCCGCCGCTGACACGGCCGGCAGCATTGCCAAGAGCGCAGAGCAGATCAATACCTTGTGTGCCAAAGCTCAGGGCTGCACGGCGAAGATCGTCGAGAAGTGGGAGGGATGGCATGCCTAAACGCGTCACGACCCACGACGGCGATGTGCTCGATGAGCTGGTCTGGCAGCACTACGGGCGCAGCGACGTGCTGGCGGCCGTGTTGGAAGCCAATCCGCACTTGGCCCAGAGGCCCCCGGTGCTTCCGGCCGGCTTACTGATCGAACTCCCTGATCTGCCGCTGCCGGTCGAAGAGCCGGTGATTCGGCTGTGGTCGTGAGGAGACTGCGATGCAACCCACCTTTCGCATCTACGCCGGCAGCCAAGAGATCACCGCCGCCATCCGCGACCGTCTGATCGAATTGGTGGTCACCGACGAAGCCGGCATCCAGTCCGATGAATTGAAGCTGACGCTGGACGACCGCCGTCGTGAAGATGGCGCCATTGCTCAATTGCCCCGGATCGGCACCGTGCTGACCGTCTCCATCGGTTATGCCGAAACCCGGCTGGTGTCGATGGGACGCTTCATCGTCGATGAGGTGGAGATCCGCTCGCCACCGGCGACGCTGACCGTCTCGGCCAAGGCCGCCGACATGGTCGGCCCGTTTCGTAGCCCCAAG